GAGTCACACTGCTGCGAAGCCCTGACATACTTTCGATATGTCATCGCACAGGTGTTGGTTCAGTCAGATCACATTTTAAAATTTTAACAAAGTGAAAACAAAAGAAATATTTTTGGCCAAATGGGGTGGCTAGGCCCAAGGGGTGTTTTAATTTATTTTGACATGTTTTTGGTGTGATTGAGACCTATCAACGCGCTACTCAAACAGGGGTGTTAGTCTGTGATATAAGAATATCCCGGCATCACAATCTGTCCCTCCTGTACTTCCACATCTTGTGTGGATAACAACAGTGGACTGACTGTGGGACCAGCGAAATCCTTATATTCTAGGTCAAAGTGAATCGTGAAGTAGCCAACTGACGTGGTGGCAGGACCAACTATTGTAAACAATAGTACGGCCGCTTCCGTGCGATCGCTCACCTCAGCACTAGTGGTTGTTGACGTATCAACGGAGTACCAGCGTCTGCGGTTAAGCAGATGCTGAGGTACTTGCCACGATGCTGTTTCCCATATGTTACAGTACTTGCCGGTGGCACTAGAGAAGATTAATGTATTCAGGTCCGTTGGGGTATAACCTGGACTGGTTGCCGTATAAATCGTTTCTGGGTTAGAAAACTCAGCGATACGTACGGACCCGCCGGTGGTGGCTCCCACAACTGGATGCCAACTCACCACAGCATTGCGAATCCTGTAGAACTGGTAGTTTGTACTAAAAGTCCCAACAGGAGATGCCCACAGTGATGGGTTTAAATCAATCTTCCCCGCAACAAACGTAGCACCAGTGGTGAACGTTGAAGTTACTGTTGCAACCTTAATATGGGCTGATTGGGGAGAGACCTGTCCACGTAGTCGGTTACCACGACTACGGCCGGTTGCTCCTAAGGTAGGAGCATTCAAGGATTTCTTGGCGTTTCGATTCTTTCGAGGCATTTATTAATAGAGCTGTATGCGGATTGTGTATTAACTTATCCCCTGGGCTCGGTTGCAACCAACCCACCGCGGGAATGTCCCTCTCTATAGCGTCCTGCTGATCTGGTAATACTCCGAATGCTCTGTAAAAAGACAAACGACTGGTCTCATTAATGATACCTGGTTGGACGCCTTTACTGAGCATTCCCATACCCGTTTCAGCATAGGCTACATGAGCGTAACTAGCACTGTGGGGAACCCATAAGTTAGTGTAATACTTCTCCCATATTGGTACTCCTCTGGTCAGGGATAGACCACACTCGGCAATGGCATTGCGCCATCTGTTGAATTCCAACTCATTGTCCCATGATAGCAAGGACACAGCATCCTTTGAGGGAGCCGTGAATATGTTTCTCACCATCCTCCAACCCGTGCTAGTAGGCA